CATGTTTTCCAAAAGTGGTTTAAACCGTTTGGTGTAGAAGTCATTAATAGCTTCGTAGATTCACCAGACGAAATAGTAGGATAAACAGAAGCGAAGAATTCGTCGTAACCTTCAATAAACGCGACCTCGTCGAGATATAGAAAGTTAACAGATTTACCACGAATTGCTGATGAAGATGTAGTACCAGCAAGTACTTGACAACCATTTTCTAATGCAATGTTACCCTTGTTCCATTCTTCGATACCTTGCTGAAGCCACTTAGGTAAAGCTTCATATGCTAACTTAACCCTTGCCATAACCTCTCTAGAAGCATCACCTTTGTTAGCAAGGATAGCTACAGTCTTAAACTCATTAAACAAGATATAATGCAGAATAACCGCAACTGCGGTAGTGGTTTTGCCTGATTGTCTAGCAGTTAGAACGGCTACACGTCTGTTTTTAAAGATCTTATCACAAATTTCTTTTTGGTAATCGTACATATCAAAAGGAATAAGACCTCTATCAACATGCACAATTTTGATGTATTCTTTAGAAAAATAGATAGGGTCATCCGCACACTTCATGTACTCCTTAAGGAGTTCAGGTGTCCATTCAATATTCTCTTGAACTTTTTTAAGATGCGAATTGCCTAAGTAACCGTCACCCATCTTTAGTTCCACTATTATCTTTTAGCATTTTAAGTAAGTCTGCTGTGGAGACGATTAAATTATTGTTTGTAACATTTGTCTGTGCTGCTTCTTTCGGGCCGTTTATTTCTTCTAAAGCGTATTTCTTTTTAGAAGATATATCTGCAAAATCTTTGTTAGCATCAAGCAGTGTTTTCATAAGAGTAGAAACGACCTCAAATGCTCTAGGTTGCTCAGATTGTTTCGCGATCTCAAGCATCTCTTCCATTGCTGATCTTCCGGTTTCCATAATACTTTCGATATTCTTACGTACCGATTCAATATCACGCAAGTTTTCTCCGTCGTCAGCTGAAACTATTGCAACAGGATTATCGGATGGAGGAGCAACCTGAGCTGGCAGATGCATTTCGGCTTCATCTATGTCAGACATTTGTCTAATGCCTAGTGCAGAAGAAATCTTTTCGTCGCTCATTATACATCCTCAAATATTGTAATAATACCCCAGTCATCATCGAACTCAATTTGTTGGTAAGCTACTGATATGGCTGCTGGGTCACCAACAGTAACTAGCGGTGGAGATCTATAGCCAGAGCCAGCATTGGTTACTGTAATACCCGTAGCTTGGCCATCAACACCGATAGAGATAGTAGCTGTTGCAGTGTTAGCAACAACTGTATCTATAGTAGCACTCGCTGAAATATAGAACTTACCATTGTTATTTATACTAATTGAAGATACAGAACCGTCAGTTAGAACTGCCGTAGCAGTTGCTTGATAATCTGCAGCGACACCGGTAGGCGCCGAAAAAGTGATTTCCGGTGTCGTGTTGGCATAATTAGCACCACCATTTGTCATAGTAATTGCTGTTACTTCGCCGGCTGACACAGTCACAAGTGCTGTAGCATTATCTTTATCAAAATTAGATGTAAAATATGTACCAGTCTGGGCAGTGGTTGGTACTACATACGATCCAACTGCAGTTAATCCAGAGATTTGGCTAATAGTCAAGTTATCTAAAGCTCCTAAAAAGCTTCTTTCATTCGTAGAACGTTCGCCAATATACACACTTGTACCACCGCCAATTAAGAAACCCTGCGGTGCAGCAGCCCCAGCATCTGCAGTACCGTTTACTAACCATCTTGCTGTTGCACCATAATGTTCAAGGCGGCAATGATTCCATTGGTTTAAAACTAAGACTTCTGGAGTAGATCTTGTCGGTGCACTATTAAGAACTGGCCGATATACAAGTTCTCCTGAAGCTTCTATTTCAATTCTCATAGTAGTACCGGCGAAATTTAGAACATGAGAATCGTTAGCGTGGAACTCTTCAGGGTAAATCCAAAATTCTATAGCAAAACCAGTACCAGCAGTGACTAAATTATATGTTGTTACATGGTCGAGAATTACATCAGTATGGTTTGCATGATAGAGCGCGTCGTCACCAAACTTAATATATTGTGATTTTACAGGTGCCTCGGATATAGAGACGGTGGCTGAGTTATAATATGTACCGCTGTTAGTAATACCAATAGATCCAACGGTGTCGCCAGAGAGCACTGCAGTGCCACTGGCGGTGGTTACAGGAGAGTCTGGAGCACTAATTACTATGGCAGGAGAAGCAGAATAGTATCCACCTGCTTCAGGAATACTGAATGAAGTTATAGAAGTGTTAGTGATAACGGGAGTAATTTGTGCGTTTAAAGAACTTGGTGCAGCAACAGTAACTGGGATGCTATTGTTTGGATCGTAGTTTTCACCATCATTTACAATAGTAATTCCAGATACAGCTCCGTTTGAGAGAGAAGATGTTGCCGTAACAGTTATGCCGTCTTCGTAAAGCGGATTGCCATTTCCATCAAGACCTGGCTTAATTATAACTCTTTCTTCTGGAGTTGCATTAGAAGCAGTGGTGGTAGACATATCGACATCAATGAACTTGATAACTTTCTTTGTTTTCTCAGGACCGAAGTACCAACCTTTTAAAGTAAAAGTAAGAGTGTACAGAATAGTTTGTCGTGTCTCGTAATCACCTTCGTAAAGATCTTCTGTAGTAACACTATTTAAAATAATAGGAATATCAATAGGATCTAAGTCTGGCACCATTTTAGCAGTAACAGTCCAATCGGGTGTAAAGAACGGAATGATTTGTTCCATAAGTTTTGTTGCATCTTCTGAATACTTTGTCATAATATACAAAGAGAATTCTAAATTGTATGGCACAGAAGCGTAAACAAAATTACGAGAAGAGTTTGACTCTGCTTTTGATGCTTTGCGCATCTTTTGTGTTGACGCAATTTTGCGCACTGGATCATACGACAAGCTTGTAATTTCAAAAGACATGCGCGGCAAAGTCATAGCAGGTCTTCTGCTATTAATAAGGTCAGGATCTTCATTTAATCTTGAAAGAACTTTTTGGAATGGCGCATAGGACAACGGTACAATCATAGACTGTATTAACACACCGGCATTATCTTTTCTTTCAATTTTGAGTTGATTGAAAATAGTGCCAAATAACGCGACATATCTTCTAGTCGTTTCGTTATAGAAATAATTAGCAATTGCCATTAGTTGTTATCCTGAATAGTAATGTTTTCGCTGAACGGATCGAACTCGCTAAAGTCTAAAATGTCGTCTGCTAACTGTTCGAACTCAAGGTTTTGTGCCATTACATCGTTGTTTGCCACATCTTCAAGCGTAGTCACAAAGGTACTAGTAGAATTAATATCATCGAAATAATGATCTATATCGTAGCGGCCTGTATCGAATCTTTCGTTTGAATATTCCATTAATTCGCATTTGATATCGTATACTTGTAGAGAGCCAGACTGATAGAAAACACTTTCATGTTCTACGTATGTTACTCTGTACATTTTCTGGTTTAAAGGAAGCCAGATAATATCGTTTTCTCTAGGACGAACTTTAGTTTGGTTAACTCTTGTAACAAATCTTTCGAATGTTCTAATCGCAACAGTAAACGTAACTTGATCTCTGATCTGTAAGCCGAACTTAGATAGGAAGTCGCCTTCACCTTCAAAGCCATCAACGTTCTTAACATATACTTCAAAAGAATACATCTCATCGTAAAGAGGTGTATCATCTTCGTTAAAGATACTATCGATGTTATTGAACAACCCGCTTATGTAGGTTACATCGAGGCCGAAGATCTGAATAGATTCAATTACGAGATCATCAATTAAATTCTGCTCATTAAAGTTGTCGTAATTGCTAAAGTATACATTGGTTGCCATGATTTACCCAATAAAATTGTATGTTAGTGGCTGCAAATTATTAATAGCTTCTTCTTCCATCTTTTCTCTTTCGGCTCTTGCTTCAGCTAGTATTTGCTCGCCGTTAAAAGAAACACCGCCAACTAATTGCATATTTGTAAACTTAGTTAGGTTAAGACCCCACTGTTCACGTACAAGAACTGACGCGTAATTCTGCAACCAACGGTCGCCCCATACATCTGAGTATTCGTCCGGATCAATAATGTCGTATGCTTCAACGATGATATACGTACCAACAGTCCAGCGTTCTTTATCGTTATCAATGAATACTTTGTTTACGTGTTTGTTATAACGTATAATCGGTTTACCAACAAGCATTTCTTGCATAAACTCGATGTGCTGCATAGTCATATAATAATTGACCATGCTATAGCTTGACATGTCTTGTACGTTATTTAGAACAAATTGATACTGGACGTTAAAAATACCGCCGCCCATAGAGATTGAGGTATCAAAATTAAAAATATTAGATATACCTAGCAATTTTTCTGGTAATGGAATCCAACCATTTACTTTATCTTGTTCTGTAATTATGTGCTTTAAATAAACTAATTGGCTACCATTATAATGGTAATCTCTCCAGAAAGAAACAGCTTCGTCTACTCGGTCGTCAATTTGTTCTTCAGCAACGTTGATTTGGATAACTGGTGCACCAATTTTCCTTAAAATATACTGAATGAACTCTTCTCTTGACTGTGGTTGTGCCATGTTTTTCCCCTTAAGCCAGTTCGTCTTTAATGATTACTTTGATATAACCAGTATTCGGAAAAGTTTCAATCTGACCATTGACGTATTCTATTTGGAATTCTGCTGTATGAGTACCAACGCTGGAAGTATCTCCAGTTTGCCATTCATATGCTACGGTACCTTTAGTAGCATTAACAATAGTACCAGTCCCGCCGTTGATTTTGATAGTACCATCTTCGTCTTTCATATGAAATTTTACTAAAGACGCGTTTGCCATTGATTTGACTCTACCGTTAGAATCCTTAAGAGCAGCCTCGATAGACGGTGCCGTGTCATTCTGTTTTATGTAAAAGCTAGCCGCCATTATTTTTCTCCAAGGTTTACTTTTATTTATTAAAACTAAAAACTATTTCTGAATAATTTCAGCTTGTGTCATTCCGTTGCTTATTATCTTAATAGAATTAGACTCATCGTTGATATGTAAGTCATTAAAGTCGATTTGGTTAAACACAACATAGTTTGCACCATCTTTAGAGTAAGTTCGTGTCGATACATTTACCCCAACGCTTTCTACACTAAAGCCGTATGATCCAACACTATCACCTACTGACCATACGTATATATTTGTATCAAGTGTAAATTCTAAAGTAGGATTGAAATGTGCGTGAGTAAGATTATAACCTTGCGCAGATTGAGTAAACGGTATTACAAGTGCGCCGTATTCTACCGTTGCGTAGCGTATAACACCAAATTCTATAGTAGAACTTGATGTAAAACCAAAACTTAATTCAGCAGAAGCTTGAATTATTGGTGCAGTAATAAAACCTATTAACTCAAAGTCTAAATTAAAGTTATTTAGAGTACCAGCAATTGGGATCTGCGCATAAGAAACAAAGGAAGTTTCAATTAATCCTGAAACTCCCCCTGAAAGCTGTGTGTAACCACCGCCAAAAAATTCGAAATCTAGTGTTGTAGAAAACGCGCCATTTGCAGACATGAGGCTTTACCTTAAGTTAAATTTAAGCGCCGCCAGCTGTGATGGTGAATGTAGTAATATTAATTTGCTGACCTGTTGCAATGTTAGTATTATCTAATTGCATGTCGCCTCCGGCACCAGTAGCTGTAACAGTACCCTGCATGTGGCAAACAGTACCAGCATTGTTGTGCACTCTAAAATAGCCAGCTGTGCCGCCTGCGTCTGCAGATAAGTCTTGCCAGGTTCCTGATAAAGCAATAGATCCACCAAAAGGTGCTCCTAGCCAATCTGAAGGAAGAACCATTGTTGCTACAACTACACCAGTATTGGCGGTTGCAGCGTCTGCTGGTACAGATCCTGTCGATATGGTCAAAATCGGGTTAATACCAATTTCTGTTTCTAACGCGGTTAATGTCGCGTTTCTTGCGGTCACCGATAACTGAAAAGCCATCATTGTCTCCTTTGTTTGTATTAATTTATTGATATTTATAAAAAAACAGTTGACAACCTTTCAAAACAGTGTATAATAGGATTATGTCCTTTATAATAATAAGAAGTTAATTAATTGTTTCTTCTTTCTATATCATCTTCAGACAATGTATCACCCATCCAAACTTCTATTACTTTAACAGGAGTGCTGCCAACGTTAGTTGCTTTGTGCCAACAAAGCTTCGGTATGTCAATACTATCACCAGTTTCATATGTCTTAGAAGTACTGTAATCGTTTGTAAACTGTAATTCCATCTTAAGTTTACCATCAACGATATGCCAATGTTCAGATCTAATAAAGTGTCTTTGATCGCTTAAAGATTTTCCAACATCAATAGATAGTTCTTTTACTTTCCAATGGCCGTTCTGGTCTAGATCTCTATATGTGCCCCAGAGTCTTTGTGTTTTAGGCTTATCCCAGTTCTTTAGAATCCAAGATGAACTGTTCTTTTTGTCGTGGCCACCGACACCAAACACAAATTGAACATCATCAAATACCATTTCTGGAATATTATATCTTGTTCTGTCACCGCCATTAGCAAATACTATCTCAGCTGTTTTAGGGAAGTAGTTTTTGATATATTTTATAGCGTCACAAGCAGAATCATCACTATCATCAAATCCAAAAGTATGACCAACACATTTGATATTATTAACTATATTTATACGTTCTTCAAAAGACATGAAGGGCTGACCTTTTTTACGAGTCAACCAATCATCACTGTTTACTCCAACACATAAAATATCACCAAGTTTTTTAGCTTCTTGAAAATAGGCGATATGCCCAGAATGAAGTGGATCGAATCCGCCTGTTACAACTACTACTCTCATTTTTGTTTCTCCATTATATAATCCCAAGCAAAATTATGCTTGCCAACAGATTTCATTACTATCTTACGTTTTGCATGCATTGGGTGTACCCACCAATCTTCATAGTTAGATTTTTCATCAGTTGAAACATCAGATACTAATAATACATATCCGATTTTAGTAAGTATTTTTCTAGACTCTTCTCTAAACTCAGGACCCCACCAAACTGCGTTGTGCTGAAATTGAATTACACTAAATTCATACTTATCAAAAGGAATTCTACTTAGAGCTTCTACTGAAGCTCTTTCTGCATTAATTCTTAAGAAATCAATATGCTGCTCTAAGCAATTCTGTTTAAACATTACTTTATAATCTACTGTCGCAGCGTCTGCACAAATAATATTTGTATTTCTTTGACGAGAAAAAATATGACACATTCTTTCAGAATTATCTAATGAAATACCTCTCCAACCAAATTCTTCTTCTAATAAAAGTGTATTATTGTATAGTTCGGGGTGGCCGCATCCAAGCTCTACGAATGTACCATCACGCTTACCATCTAACACAGATAACACGAACATATCTTGGAAGTGACGAGAGTAATTCTTTTCAATGTCTTCTAAACCAGTAAAAGCATATTTAAATCTGTCGAATTCGTTTCGAACGTATGCTAATGTACTTGGGTAACCGTGCTCTGCTAATAGCGCAGTTGCGCCTCTATCAACTTCAGGAGATACTTTACGCTTATACTTTAAGTCAAATGCTAGATTTTTAGAATCATCTCTGCCATTTGTTTTCCATTTAGCTCGAGCATATATTAAGCGCAGCTCGTCATCGCCAGGATAACCAACATCATTATCAGTAAACCAACTGTTATCTAAAGATGTATTGCACGATAATCCGATTTTTGCATACATCAGACATTCTCGCCAATCATCTTTGTCTTGTTTATATTTAGCAAGAAAATAATAAGCTTCTGGTCTATCTGGCAAAGTATCAATTGCAATCTTAAGAAGACCTTCAACACTTTGACCACGGTTACCATTGCGTTCGTAAATAAAAGAACTTAAAATCATGCACTTATACTGTAACCACTGGTCTTTTATAGTTTTTCCGGGTGACATGTCAGCAGCTCTTAAATAGAAACCAAATGCGGCAGACCCTTGCTGTAATCTGTCGTATTCACGCGCTAATTTATAGATTTTGTCGGGATTGCTGTAATCTAAAATTACATCATTCAGGAGTTTCATGTTTGGAAATTTCATATTATAATCACCTGTTATCCATTAAAAAATCTAAAAATGTTTTTTGGGGCATTCTAAGAATAAATGAAGCGTTATCTTGCCAACCAAAAGATATTAAAATATCACCATTATCTGGGTGTACTGTCATACCTGTTACAAATTCAATACCGTAATCAGTGTTTGTAACGTGGTCATAGTATGTACCCATAAAATGGAAATTGTGAGACGCGTGTATTAGATTCCAATCATTATCCCAAATAACAATGCGGTGTGAATACTCACCATCTTTACGGCCAAATGGATCTCTTAACAAATTTGTTTCGTGTATAAAAGCCATTCTTTGCTGATCATTAATTCTGATAACCTGTGATCCACCGCGGAAGTCTCTACCAAAAGGTTTACGCTCACCTTCTTCTACGAAAGCGTCTACAGTGGTTCCTTCTTCAATATCGAATTTAATAACTTGTGTAGGATTACACCACTTAACAAAATGATATGGCATATCAATAACCGGCATCCAGTTCTTTTCACAGAAACTGCCATCGCCGTTTGGTGCTGGGATTGGGTGACGCGAGATTTCTGTCCATTGACCATCTACGAATTCAATATGACACAATTCCATGCGGCCTGTGCCTTTGCTATCATAGCAATCACGTCGGACCCCGCATAGATAAAGTTTATCATCCCACTCAAATAAGCGGGCATCTTCTAAACCGATAAAGTTCCATGTTGGTTTACCTGTATCTAAAGCCATATCTATACGTTGTGCAGACTTCAAATTCAGACCAGCGTCTAACTCACACATAACATTGTGAGTTGTTAAAGTTACGTCATTTTCTGGATGAATATAAACAAGAGGTCCCCACTGATGTGGGAACTTCTTACCTTCGCTGTGATAAAGGATGTAGTTTATGTGTCGAATATTAAGAAGAATCTTCCCTTTGTAAGAGAAGATAGACGGATTCATAATGCCGGTTTCATTTCCCAAAACCGATTGAGGTAATAAGACTGGGTGAAGCGAACCGCCTCTTTTTAAAGCCCAAGCTGCCAAACCACCTATATGCAGATCATGCATGTAAAAACTCCATAATATAAATTGAACGTATATACTATATATTAATAGTAGCTGAGTTTAGTTCCAGCTAGGTGTAATAGTAAGTAATCTACTCTTTTCAACTCGTGTATTCAATTGCGCGTCAATGCGAGAAATCTCTTCACCAGCCATAGAATTTTCTACCCAAGCAATAACTTGCTCTTTGGTAACGTCGTTAACTGCGATAAAATCACTTAAGCTGACGTTAGTAGCATCTAAAACTGTGTATCCGAGATAACTCGCGCTCGTTCCATCTGTGTCTTCGGCTATTCTTTTCCACTGTACTTTCACAATAGCATTTTCTAAGAGAACATTGTTCTCGTTCAAGCTGTCGCTTAAGCCTAACTTTTTAATGCGCCAAGAATAATTCACGATAGATTCCTTTTAAAATTTCTTACTCAATCAAGCCAAGGCCAGGATCAGGTGTAATATCTTCTTCTACTGCCCAAGGCATCGCTTTATCGCTAACAGCAGTAATATCGATCATCTTTTGACATTGCATTTCAATATGAGCTTTATATGAAAGATCTGCATCGACTACTGCCGTGATCCAACCAAGAACGTTTGATTCTTGAAGGTCTGCGAAATCAGTAAAGTTTGCAGCAGGAACAGTTGCAGCTGTAAATGGGGTAGCACCACTGAACTCGCCTGTGTTACCGTTTTCGTCAGTGCCAGTTACTTTCCAATATGTTTGACATACTGCATTTGAAAGAGTAACGCCTTCAGCGTTAACTTCATCTTTTACTTTTACGCCTGTGACGCTATATGATAGTGTTAGTGCCATTTTGATTTTCTCCGTTAATTTAACCAAAGTTATTTTTATTTATACGTTACTATGATTCTATTTATATGAATTAGCCACTGTGTGCAGAATCATGTTTAGCCAATCAGTTTATCGTTGTTGTTATCAATAAACTTCTCTTTAATGTCGTATACTAATTCATGTTTTATCATACCGATAATAGTATTAGTAAGCTTTACTTCACCTTGAAGGTATCTTATTTTTTGTTGTATTTCTTCTAGCTCTTTGAGATAGTACTCAATTTCTTTTTCTTTTCTTAATTTTTGCTCAATAACCTCAGTTATTAGTATTAGTCTGGCAGAATTAGACATAATTTATCCTTTATACAAATAAAGATCAACAGGAATACAAATTCTCAATTTAGAATAGTACGGATTAACATGATGATATGTAAAACTTGGAAAAATCATGTAATCTCCAGTTTGCGGAGTATGCTTAAATCTCTGAAACATTGGTTCGAATTCTTCGTCATACCCTCTATTAGCGTTTGATCTTGGATCAGAAAATACGATATCACCACCTGATTTTTGATCTTCGGCCATAACATAAAACACTGCAGACAAATGAGCCCCAGAATGATTATGAATAGTCATACTGTAATCTTTTCCGTGGCCAGTAATCCAGCCTTTCATTTCATGATTATTCCAATCAGTTATTTCTTTATTAATAGTTTCTTTTAAATAAGAGTTAAATTGATTGTAAACTAATTCTTTGAATAACTGCATTACGTCAGAATCGTCGTCAAATATATTGCAACCATCTACTTCAGCATCTAAATCATGCAAGTCGTAATTTGTAAATATGTGTTCAACAAGACCGCCAATTTCAAATTTACCACTGCCAAACATTGTTGGCCACTGTGGTGTCATTTTCATAATAATCTCCTCATAATGTATATATTGCTACCTATATTTATACACATTTTTGTGTTGACATTTTGGTCTGAGTATGTTATTATAAATATATATTACAGCACAGCATGAGGTTTAGATGAATTTTCAACAGTTTGAAGAATTTCTATTATCAGATAAATGCTATGACGAACACGATGTATCTATTATTGATACAGACGGGCTTCAACACTATATTGAAGCAGCTGAGCACTTCGAATATCAAACTAAAATGACGAGATATTTGGCAGAACAAAAAGTAACTATTAAAGTTGAACAGATGGAAAACCACTGGAAGTTTAATGATCGTACAATCCATATGTTTTATAACCCAAAGAACGGTCCAACGTTTAGCGAGCACACAGATCCAATTGATGTTATTATTGAATGCAAAGACGGTATTAAATACGTAGAAGTAGAAGGCAAGAAAATTGACTTACTTCCAAACGAACGACTACATATTCCAGCAGGAACATTTCACAAAGCATTAAACTATGAAAAGGCATTGGTGATATCACATGGCATTAGCGACACAGAAACACTTGAGCGTTTACGTAAAGACGACTGAAACATGCAACTTAAATTGCTCTCATTGTTTTACGTCAGGCACTAACGGCGCTAAAATCTATTTTGATCCAGTGCGAACCGCAAATTGGGTTAATCAATTAGATCGAGATACAATTTTTTATGAATTTCATGGCGGCGAGCCTATGCTTGCTTCTGTCGAATCGATGATGAAGTTTGTTGAACTAACAAAAGGTGAAGGTGTAGAATACGGTACAACTACAAACCTTGTATATAAGTTAACAGATGAAAAGCTAAAGTTCTTTGATGAGGTTCTTAACAAAAGAATTGGCACATCGTGGGATCCTACAATTAGATTTACTAATGAAAAGCAAAGACAGTTGTGGGAAGACAATGTTAAATTACTTATTGCTCGCGGTTACACTATTAAAGTCTTTGTTAGTCTAAGCAAAGATGTTGTTAATATGGAACCAAGAGATATTGTATCTTACATGGAAGATCTCGGTATTCAAGAAATTGATTTCGAACGCATCACTATGGATGGAAACGCTAAAGGTAAAATGTGGCCATCTAACATTGAGTTAGACGAATGGTTTGTGAAATACCACTCTCAGGTTGAATCTAGAGATGGAATTTATCATGTAATTATGGAAAATATCTATGCTAAATTTGAGGATAACAACCCATCCCGCGGCACATGGTGTAGAGACTGTGAGCAAAAGCTACTAACTATTAACGCAAATGGATCTATAGCAGGATGTCCTAACACTGCTCCTATTAACGCATATGGTCATATTGATACTCCAGCAAGTGTAGTCATGAAATCAAACGGACGCTGCGGTGTTATTATAAAAGAACTAAACAGAAATCCTGCGTGTTATGAATGCCCAGTCTTTGATGTGTGTGGTTCTGATTGTCACCAATTAGAATGGGAAGGCGACATATGTCCGTCTCCTAAGACCCTAATGATGCAATTAAAAAATGAATATAAATATAAATAATGGAAAGAACACTCGGAGTTAGTATAACATGGTATCATTAACAAATAATGTCAGCAGATCAAACACCCGGCAAAGGTGGGAAGATTATGTTGCAGACGCTGCTCGTGGAGGTATTTCGTGGGGACTTAATAATAAGCCGTTTCCTCAAGCGCCTAATAGCTGGTTTGGCGGTAATTACAACTCACCCCCAGCGAGAAGTTCTTATGCTGATGATAATACCCTCGGAAGTTCTGGTGGATTGATTACTGCGTCTACGCTCCGTAATGGTTTGGTTGCTGCTACTACTAACTGGACTCACCTGCGAAATATGAATGCACGAAGATATTTTAATAGCCAAGGCACAAATTATCTTCAAATTAACGTAACAGCAAAAGCATATCAAACTACAGCTGTTAGAGAAAACATTGCAGCGCCTGCTATTCCAACTAATGGGCCAAACGCGGGTAATCTGATTACTGCTGGCTCAGACGCTAGTAATACCGGTATCGAAGAATACTTTGCTAGATTGCGCAGTGCATATTATACAAAAAGAGATAGTGCATATCCTCGGTATGAATATACGTGCCATTATAGTTGCCACTATAGTTGCCATTCCTCGAGAGGACGTAGATAATGATAAAAAATACAGTGGCTCCTATTCCTATTGAGTTGCTCAAGGAATATTTTAGTGATGATACTATTGTTTTCAATATTGATTACGCCGAAAGTATTTTAAAAGGTGATAAGCTTATAACATATTTGAGCAATTTAGATGTTCCTTCTAAATTAACTGGATGGGACAAAGTATCAACTGTAGATAAGTTCTCTTTTATTAAAGATTACATGAATGCAAAGTTGGTTATTAAAAACTATGAATTAGAAGCGTGTGTTCTACAGATTTTATTTGAGCTGTCTTACTTAGAATTTTTTGTTAGATACGAGTGTGAAGATATTCTAACACGCGAAGAGATTTGTAGTTTCTGCGAAGATAATCAAGATCTAATACAAACATGGTTGACTATGCTAGCAAGTTGTTCTCTATACGCGTTAACAACAGTAGGTGAAGATAATGACTTATGTGATTTGATATCGAAAGAATTTGAAACAATAGACGATTACGACTACTGTGGTGTAAACTTCGTGATGTTATTTAGACATGAGATCATACAAGAACTATTAAGTGCTGATCGCGAAGTATATTATTTCGAGAAACAGTTTAACGAGCCAATGTTTAAAGGGCAAGACCTATTTACATTTTGGAACCATGAAAACAATACGATGGCAATCATTACGTGGGGTATCTCATCAGGAGAGATTCTGCATGACGAGTTTTCCGCTAATATAGAAAAAGGACTGGACAATGTTTCTGCTATTCGATAGAGTTTACGTAAAGTACGACTTTATGATGGACAACAATACTGATAACCTACTTTGCTCTCCAAACATTCCGAGTCTTATTTGGGATGAACTAGAAGCCATCCATACGAATATGGGTGAACAAATGCACAGGGTAGATACCTACGAAGATCTTGTTGGTACCGCTGAAGTTGGCGCCTTAGATCGTAATGACGAACAAATCGTTATTCCTTATCTTAATGACCTAGCATTCTTTGATGCTTTGTTAACAAAAGGCAAAGTAAATATTCACGTTGATACAATTGCATATGATAAGATCTTTTCTAAATTTTTAAAAATATTCTTTCCAGATATGTCAAGAGATGTTGCATGGAAAACATATAACATATTTAGAACATTCAGCCAAATGCTAAACACTACTAGTTTTGTATGGGGTGGAGCTGGCGAGCAACAACAAATCGATAATGCTGCTTCGTGGATACCTAGAACACAAACAGAATTTCTTAGTGTTTATGACAGCATATCACGAGATTTAGAAGATGCTGCGTATACTACTTTTATTGCTTCTGCTAAACAGAAAATTGGTATTGAGTTTATGATTGCTAATAGACTAGCTGGCGACGAAACCTACGACGTTTTTCTTGGCCAAAAGATGTATAAGCTTATGGTATCAAGAGTTAATGAAGAAGGTACGTTCTTAAAATCTACTTTGTTTAACAATATGTTCAGACCTTGGGTACAAACGGTGCTAGGCGTTACTGTAGACGCAAGTAATGACTTATTAGATCTTAAAGATACTAATGATAAAACACGTTGGTTGTTTGATGACGATGAGAAATATTTTACACCAGATTATCAGACAAGACATCCAAACATTCGATTTAGTGATATCCGTACCGCAATGATAGCTTCTATTACAGAGGATGTTACTCCTCAAGAAGAAGCGCTTACAGATCAGATGATGAATTTTGTTCATGATAATGTTTCAGTACAAAACTTTACGTCTGCTAATATCACAACCATATTAAACACTGATAAAACTTACTTAGGACCATCTGTATTTGAATGCGAAGATAGAATTAAGGTTAACGCTTTGTTCTTAAGTTATATCTATAAGTTAGCTGTTGACGAAGACGATGAGCTGAGTATATTTAGTCTATGATACAAAACTGCTATGAATCTTCGATATGGGTTAAACAATTTGATAATAGCAACGACTTCAATCAAGATGTTTTAAATATTACAAAAGCAATATCAGCTATGACTCCTGAGCCTGTAGCTGATCATAATGTTGATCTATGGGTGTCTGATAATATGCAGACTATTAGATCATACTTTATAGAAGGCTTTAAAGATCTGTGTAGTCAGTATAATGAAACTCCTGACTTTGATATAGATTCAATGAATATGGTAAATCCTATGAAGCACGGCGACTTTAAGTCATGTCATAACCACGATGTTATCGACGCGTTCGGCGTGTATTATGTTAATGAATCAGATGAGGGCGGCAAGTTAAGATTATACGATCCAAGATTTCTTAGTAAGAAGTCATTTTCACAAGGTCCTTATATTGAGATAAAGCCACGAACTGGGCTTATGGTAATTGCACCATACTATGTTTGGCATGAGGTTACTCCATATCTAGGTAATGAAACCCGATACAGTTTAGTATGCAACATGGTATTTAATAATGTCACTTGATATGATAACAAAGCTGGACAAGCGAGGCAAGACTGGCGAAATCATTGTTACCTTGTTTGAATTCTGCAACTTAAGCTGTAAGTTTTGCAACCAAGACCACAATAGTCTAGAAGGTGTTAAGACTATTGTTGAAAAGATTAATACAGTAAAAGAAGTTATATTAAAAACACCAAAAGAAGAATACAGTGTTCACTTTATGGGTGGAGAAGTTTTTGCTGATGTATTACCTTTACACGTCTATACTGATTACCAATATGTGTGTCACGAATTAAACGCATGGTCAGTAGAACAAAACATTAATCTAGAGATATGCTTTACTAGCAACATGGTATTTAATAACACCGATGATTTAGATCATTTGCTGTTAATTTCTAATCCTACATTAATAACTAGCTTTGATCCTGCGGCTCGCTTTAATAGTGATACATTTGAGATATTTAAGCGCAATGTAAAGAAGTACAAAGATCATATTAAATCCGTTAATATCATCATGACTAAGCCGACTATAAATAAGTTTATGAAAGGTGATGTTGAATTTTTTGATTATCTATATGATCATTTTGATGTTTACTTTGACTACTATACACCGGAAAAGAACATGGCGATGTTTATTCCTAATGATGTATTACTACGCGACTTTATGCTTTATATGCTTGAACATTATCCTAAAGCATTACCTTTTGCAGATTATACGAGCAAGATTAAGAAACAAATGAGCTGTATGGATACAGTAACAATAATGCCAAATAATACTTATGGCAATTGTACTATCCTACTAAAAGATTTTAAAAATGTAACGACAACTAAGCAAGACATGGAGCAAGAATGGTTTAAGCAATATAGTTGTTTAACCTGTCCGCACTTTCAATACTGTTCTATGGGTTGTTTTTTGTCTAATCATATGCAGAGTTTTAGAACTCAAGAAGCATGTTGGTTAAGTGAGGTTTATGATGTGGTCCACGCCGATACAAGTACACGATGATGGTTATAAAGATCCAATTGAGCGATATGCTCATTTCTTGCAGAAGCATTATCAACTTGAATTAGAAGACTTCAAATACGATATCAGAAAGTGGGATACAACCCCAGAATCTGGATATTGGATGGCGCCGCATAATCACGGTCACTCACATTTCACATCTATATATTACGACTGTATCTCAGGAGAAGGTGGAGAATTATTACTCCACGATCCGAGGAATAATGCTAATAGAGGATACCCGCAAGAATTTGGCAACCAGTTTGCTCCTTATATTCTGCAACCTAAAACAGGCACAACAATAATCTTCCCATCATACATTTATCACACAGCTGCTCCATTTCGCGGAATAGTAAGAAAAGCTATTGTTACTGAAATTCAGCTAGGTAGCATAAATACAGGTGAGTCATATATGGGAGCGACGTCGATATGAATATTAATAAATTTTATAAAGATGGCTACGATGAATGGCAGATGCCACCACATTTAACTGCTATGGTTTGGGGACAGCTGCTATGCGAGAATTGGATTGATCATCCTGTGTACAAAGAAGTTCCAGACTGGAGTATTAATAAAGGTGGTGAAGCTCAAAATCAAGATCAAAAGTATCTTAGAGGTAAAGAGCAAGAGATTAACAAACAAAGCCTAGCTATTGTTCCGCCGGCATATCAAACAGTAATAGAAGAATTACTTAAAGAAGATTATTATTCATCATGGTTTGAGACTGTATGCGGTTATCAACAAAAGATCAAATTCATTGATGTTTGGAATGGCTCTGATGATCTTAAATGGCATTGGGACGGTGTAGAAGACCACGATATGGGATTTCTAATATACTTTACAGAACAACACCAATGGAACGAAGAATGGAAATCATATCTTCAAATCGGTGAAAGAGAGTGGCCTGATGAGAATGAAATTGATGTTAAACACACAGCTTATCCTGGCAACGGTAAGATTATCTTGCTGAATAACATGAACCCAAAATTTGTGCATTCTGTAGCAAAACTAACAAACAATAAAGTTAATAGATATACTATTAATGCTGGAATATCTTTATGGAATTAATTATTAAACCAACCGAGAGATGTAATTTTAAATGTACATTCTGTTCAAGTACATCTATTGCAGATGATGTTAGTGATGAACTAGGTTTAGAACATATTTACACATTTCTTAGAAGATTTCCTGACACACATACTATCATTGTAAACGGTGGCGATCCTTTAATGATGAAGCCATCTTATTACACAAAGCTGCTTGCGCATCTTGACGAACACGACTATCCTACTACAGTAGCATTTACAACAAACCTATGGCCATTTTATATGAAGCCAGAAAAATGGCTTGATATCTTCTTACATCCCCGTATAGGTATTACAACAAGTTTTCATTACGGCGACTCAAGACTAAAGGGTGATTATTCTGTATTCAGTGAAGAAGACTTCTGGGCTGTATCAGATAAAATGTTAGAACTAGTTGGGTATAGACCAGGATTTATTTCAGTTATAGATGAAGTTAATGCAGACAAGGCGCTTGATAATGTGCGCCTTGCAAAAAAGATGGGTGTTGAATGTAAACTGAACTACACAATGGCGTCTGGTATTGCAGGTCGGCCTTATCAATTATCAAAAATGTATAGTATCTATTTAGATGTATATGAGGCCGGTTTAACTGAGTGGGAGTTTAACACCAAACAAATGGTTGAGCGGCTTCGTAATGAATCTATGATGTGCCCTCAGAATAGAGCATGTGATAGTACTATTAGAGCTTTGCAACCAAGCGGAGATTATTATAGCTGTGGAGCGATGGGCGATGACAGAGAATACGCTATTGATTTTGAGAGAGAAATGGCTGGTGAATTCTTTACTCCATTACAACATGATCCTGATATTCAAACAATGAGATCTGATGGTGAATGCTATTCGTGCCCGATGTTCCAAATATGTAACGGATGCAAGAAAACAGTAAAAGACACTAGACGACATAATATGGTTGAGACCCACTGTACATTGATGAAACAATTAGCGCCGAGGATTATAGATGCAAATAACGGATAATGCACTGTCGCCTGTAGAATTTAAAACAATACTAAATTATTTTACGTCAGAAGCACCAAATTGGAAATTTGTTACTAATGTAACACACGGTTCTGTGGGCAATTACGCACATGGTCGGGAACAATGGGGCTTCGCGTGTAGCATATACGATAGTGGGAAAGGAATAGGTCGGAATTCAACAGAAGAAATAAAAGATAGAACTGCTTTAAAAATAATTGAACCCATAATTATCGATAAAAATAAATTACTCAGAGTTAGAGTAGGTATGATATTAAATACAGGTCCCGATAAACCACACACTCCTCATATAGATCAACCTAGCATAGAGCATTGGTCTCAATTATATTACCTAACTAGTAGCGACGCGCCAACTAATATATTTGAAGAGTACGGCCCTGACGAAAAATATAACGCGTTCAAACATGAAGATTTTACTATTAAATTCCAGTCTAAACCTGAGCCTAACAGAATGGTTGTGTTTGACGGTTGGCATTGGCATAGTTCATCGCACGTACATGGACCAGAAATGAGATTATCTGTAAATATTAACTATGCTAAGTAATAGTCCAAACTTTAACAACTTATATCTGAAAGGCGCAGACATAGTTGATGTTGATTCGTCATTCTCTGCAATGCTGTTTGCTCAATTGCTTTCAGAGAAATTTTGCACAGAAAGTAGTTATGGTACTGCTATAACTAACCCTGTATGGGACAGAGAATATAATGAAAGAGAAGAGCCTGTTTATGTTGAAGGTAAAAAGCCTTATGTGGAATTCTTCAAAGAAGTTATTAAATCCCCGTACTTTGATTATTGGCGCCACGTTTACGGAGAGTTTGACGAGATACATGTTAATATTAACAAAGTAACATCAGGCGGAGAGATGCCTTGGCACTTCGATGGGTACGACGGAACGTTTCTACAAATACTGTGTTATCCTAATATGGATGATTTTAATCCTGATGATGGTGGACATCTTTTAGTAGGCAGACCTGATACATTATATCGCGAAGGTGATCCTATGCCGCATTGGGTTCCAGAAAAAAGCTTAGATGATATTCTAACAAGCAATGTAGAAGTAACACAAAGATTCGTTCCTAACAGAAACCAAGTAGTTGTTCTTAATAATAACGATCCATCATTTGTACATAGAGTAACAAAGCTCAGCGCTGATAAAACAAGATATACTATAATTGCAACACTAGGATTTAGTTCTTTGTGGAAAACAAACACGCTGAAGTCTGGTTTCTATAAAGATATACAGTTACTATGATTATATCATTAAACCCAACTTACTTGTGCAACTTTAGATGTGATTTCTGTTATCTAACATCAGATCAATTAGCGGATAAGAATAAAATAGATTTAAATGTTCTTGATCAGCGCTTGTCTGAGGTAGCAAAACACACCCCGATTGAGCACGTTGATTTGTACGGTGGCGAGATTAGTGTGCTGGGCGACTCATACTTCTATGCTATGAAAGAAATTATTCGTAGATATTATCAAAGCGATATTAATATTATAACGAACTATGCATCTCCTAAGCCATATATGCATGATAAGGATATATCTCTTTCAGTATCATATGACTTTGACGCTCGTGAAAAATCTGATTTAGTATTTACTAATATGGTTATGTGTCCTGTTCCAATCTCAATTCTAATACTTGCTAGCAGAAAAGTTATTGATATGGACGTTAAGTCTATGGTACAACAATTAAGTATGTTATCTAATATTCGTTCTGTAGAGATTAAACCATATTCAACGAACCAAGCTAACCAACAAGATGTTACTCATAAGGACTTCGAGGACTTTGTTATTAAATGGCTTGAGATGGACTTGCCGTTTGAGTTTGAAAACAGACATCGCATAGAAGATTCAATTGCAAAATACTACGATGCATTCAGTAATAATCATGTTTACATTAATCCTAATGGTAAGTTTTCCGTTCTAGAATTTGATGAAGACGACAATGAATACTTTCTAGAATTGAATTCGTTTGATGAGTATAGAGAGTGGGCTAAAAACGAAGCAAAAGATAATACAAGTGACATATGTAGAAATTGTGAATACTACGGTCATTGTTTAACTGAACATTATAGATATGTTACAGATTTAACTAACAGTTGTAATGGATATAAGGGGTTGTTAGAATGGGCAAAGATAAAGTATTAATATGTGGGGGTGGTACTGCTGGTTGGTTAGCAGCATTAATGATGCATCAAAAGTTTGATGTAACACTTATCGAAAGCAAAAGTATCCCGACAATTGGCGTTGGTGAAAGCACAACTGAAGCAGTAACTGATGTATTGCGCGCTGCTGGAATTGACATGGAAGACTTTGTATCTAAAACAAACGCAACTGGCAAGTACGGCATAAAGTTTACTGGGTGGCCAGACTTTTTTCATCCGTTTGGAGAAACTTGGTTACAAGAGCATATTGACGAAGATAGTCTTAAGTCAATTTATAATGCTGGCAAGGATATTAGTAACCTATCGCCGTATACACATTTAGCAAAAAACAAAATATCACCACCACTTGATTTTAAAGATCCGTATTTTCACGATGTTGCACTGCATTGGCAGAACGATCTAGTTGCTCCTTATCTAAAAGACTTTCTAGGCGATAAGATTAAGCATCACTATCATGATATAAAAACAATAAAATCAGACACGAATGGTATTAAATCGGTTGATGAGTTTACCGCTGATTATTATGTTGATTGTACTGGTCAAGCAAGACTTCTTAGTAGACAGTTTGGGATAGAATATATTCCGTTTGATGATCTACATTTAGATTCAGCTATAATACATACTATGCCTAAAACAAACAATTTGTATACCGAAGCAATTAAAAGAAAGTTTGGTTGGGAATGGTCAATACCTCTACAAGACAGAAATAATAGAGGGTATGTATATTGTTCTAAGTGGGCTACTGAACAAGAGATATTAGAAGAAATTGGTGTTAAAGATAATTACGAAACAGTTAGTTTCTGTGCCGGTGCTTTAACTTCTATTGCTTATGAGAATATCATATCAACTGGACTATCGGCACACTTCATAGAACCACTAGAAGCTACTAATATTGAATTTAGTGTATTTACTATTAAATGGTTTATGGAAGCAGTAGAAGCTGGATACGATTACGATGTACTGAATGATAAACTGTGCACGTCTGTAAGAGAGATTAGAGATTTTATTATTTTACATTATCACAACGATGATAGGTTTAGGACAATAGAGAATATCCAAGATCGCCCACCAATAGAACCTTGGCATCCTTTTAATTGGTACTGTGTTGCGCAAGGTGTAAGTCCAACAAAGCACATAAATAGCAATATGGATGCTTTATTAGATTATGCGATTATTGAGGGGAAAATGCATGAAAGAATGGCAAGCAAGACAAGAGATCTACCGGAGGTTAAACAAACCAACAACTGATGATCTCAGCAAATTTGATATTGTATGGAGACCAGATACAATTGTTGAAGATGCGTTAAAGCACTTTAAAGAACATGTAGGTGAATGGATATATCCAGGCAAGTCGTACTTTGTTGCGATCTGTTATGCTACGTGGATTGCTAACGAATTTCATGAAAATCTTATCGAAGTATTAGATGATCCTGATTTACTACCAGACGATCCATACTTCCTACCGTATAACTTAGCCCGTGAAGAGTATGACCAAATTCTCAAGAATTTAAAATGGCACGATACTGATGGCATGGTGCCAGATGTTCGTAAATACTATGATGAAGAGATGCATTATGATTGAGAAGAAGTGGTCTACTGACGGCGAACAGATATTCTATAGACCTGAATCGTTTCATAATTTGCCTGTATTCGTTTCAAAAGATGAAATAGAATTAATTGGTGTGTCTGAAAAAAGTATCAATATCACATACGACAAATATCCTAATAAAAAGATATTAAAAGTTTTTAATGTAACAAAGAAACATGCTTTTTGTGATTATTATGCTGTAGAGATTTTTGATGATCACCAAGTGTTAAAGATATATGACCAAGATCTTTCTCAGTATCCATTGCCATCATTACCGCCTGGATCAAGATTAGATCCTCTTAAATCAGGAATCGGGATTCAATATCCAAATAACGATATAGCAAAGATTTATTTTTTACATAACGACGTAAGTATTGTGCACGAATGGTTTAAAGACATGAAACCAGTAATAGCCGATTCTGTTACAAGACTTACTTATTTTGGTTTAGAATATAATTTAAAAACTTTATTATTGACAAACCTTTCACAATATGACATATATAAGGATGAAGATTTTGGGTAAAGCAAATAAAAGAATAGCAGTAGTAGGCGCTCACGGTGTAGGTAAGAATACCATCGCCATCAAATTACTTGAACGTGAGAAGTTTAGTGAACGTGGTGTTAACGTAACATATATGCCTGAGACGGTACGATCAACTATGTTTATGGACCACAACATTCTAGGCAAAGAGATCGGCGGTAATTATTACTCAGTGAGCTGGTTATTCCATAGACATTGGAGCCAAATGCTTGAACATGAATATAGCTGCGACGTGTTTATCTCTAAACGTCTTCCACTAGATTATGTTGTCTTTAACGAAGTCGCGTTTGAGCTTGGTTTGTGCAATAGACAACTAGAGCTTATGTACAAAGAACTTGCCGTTTTTCAAGCAAAAGAGTTTGATGAAGTTTGGTTTGTAAGACACAATCCTGAACACGAGATGGTTGAAGATAGTGTAAGACAAGGTGAAGCTGGTAACGCTGACCTCCAACCGTTATGGGATCAGCGCTACAAAGACATCATTGATGGCTGGGATATTCCTGTAATTGAAGGAACGTGTGGAGAGTTGCTAGCCCTCCACTTTGGTATTAAACCTTAACTTCTACTTCACCGTTTTCGCTATCTTTAAGAGCGATACCGATGATCTCGTAGCTATTCACGCCTGGGGTGCCATAGTCAACACCCTTGGCTTTACCGTTAGCATCTGGGATAACCCATTGGCCTTTCTTAACAGGCTGACTTACTAGACATGGAATACGACCTTTAAGAGCGATGAATGGGTTCATTCTCGCTTTCTTAGAAGTGCTTCCTGGCTCAATACCCATATCGTTCATTTGAACAGCTGGGTTTGTTGAGATAACACCCAGAAGCGGCATTCCTGGCTGCCATAGAGTGGCTTCAGAATCACCATCAAGGTTAACACCTAGAACTGTTGCGTTATCATACATATCATCAGCAGTATATCTTTCCGCAAGGTCAGCCCAGCGCGCTGACGTAGCTGTACCAACATATAATCCGTTGTTATCAACATAAGATCTATCAGCTCCATTACGACGGAATTGTACGATACGATCTGAGTTACCACCAGCTTCAATATAGAAACGGTTTGCGTGATACTCAAGTTTACCAGCGTCGTTACCAATGTTACCAGTCCAAGATTCGTTACTAGACTCAATGAAACGTAGAGTTGGTGAGTAACCATCTTCGTGGCGAGTTTGTAATTGCCATTGACCTGCAGCGTTAAGATCACCAGACCAAGTTCTATCACCATACATCCAACGACACATTGTACCGTTATATGCTGCTCTAAGTTGTAGAGACATAGATGAAGAGTTATTGTTACCAGTGATAGCCCAATACTGACCTTGGTAAGAATAACAATGCGAACCGGTTGCTTGGTTATACAAACCAGCACCAGCACCATCATTGCGGAACCAGCTACGAGCATAAATGTCAGTAGCTCTTACACCAGTGTTTAGGTTAGTAAACGCTGTTGGATCACAATAATAACCAGTGTTATCTGAATCTACAAAGCTGTTCGCATAGATTGTACCAACGTTACCATCGTTAACGTTAAGCATTGGAATTGTACGCCAAGCTCCAAAGCCACCCCACGATTGACGGAAGCGAAGGTTGCCAATTGGGCCACCAACCATTTGCCAGCCATAACGACTAGAGCCGTTAGTATAGTGGAATGACTGCGTGCCAACCCAATGTGAAGTACCTGAAGGCTGGTTTCCTGGGTTAGACCAAGAATCAATAAATCCAGCGCCCCAGTCAGCAACTGTGTTCATATCAATAGTACCCCAGCCCATGTTACCGGTCCAGTAGTTGGTATCACCTGTTATACGAGGGCGTGCAGCATAGTATTCTTTAGAGCTTCTTGTTTGACCAGAAAGACCCATGTAGGCCATTGTTTCTGCCTGAACACCGCGGAATCTTGTAGAGTTTGTAGCGTTGCCATCAAAGTAATAAGCTGTGTCATTTGAATCGTAGAAGATTGGAGCTCTTAACGATGAACCAGCTTGTAGGTTGTTATTAACATAAACGTTGTTTCCGCCAAGTGG